CTTGTAGTCTAAAGTTCCATTTATCAATTTCCTCGTGCTGTTCTTCAGTGTGAGGTGGTTCAGGAACTTCTGGACTGAACTCTATCACGTGATCAAATGTATCTGGAATATCGTCGTAATTTGTATACGTTTCTAAAATCCCATTTACTTTAATCACAAATTTATGCATTTATACTGCTATTCCTGTTGTAGTTTGAACATATTGCTTACCAATTTCTTCTTGTGTCTTAGATACACAACTAACTGAATTAGTACGCAACATAAACTTATTATCAGGGTTTACACTAAACATATATGGAGCAAGTCCTAAGCCTTCTGGCTGAGCAACTAACACCATTGGTTTCTTTAGTGTGTAATAAGTGTCATCTTCTTTGTCTAAGCGAGCAACAATTTCCTCGCCCGAACTTAATTTAAGTGATATTGTATCGCCTTCTTTGTATGGTGCTTCTAATAACATTATAGTGTATGTCCTGTGCCTGTGTAGCCTGTTTCTTCTAGATACGGGCCTAGTTGATCATACCCGCCAATGTTCTTTCCGTTAATACGGATCTGTGGAACTGTGCGAGCGCCTGGGAAGTTTTCTAATAGTTCTTCCTTTGTGTAGTCAGTGCCAAGTGACTTGTATGTGTACTCTAGTTTACGAGTTTCGCAAAGTTGCTTTGCTTTCTCGCAAAATGGGCACATTGGCTTTCCAAATATTTCAATCATAAACTGAATCCTTTAAGTGTGTCAGTGTTAACGTCTTGTTTAATACCACCAACGATGTAACTTTCAACTTCTGTTTCTTGTGGTGCTACTTGTAAGCCTGAACTGCTTAACCAATGCTGTGTCCAAGGCAGAGGGTTAGTATTAACTGGAGCATCAAAGATTGCGTTATAACCTAATGCTTTAAGTCTACGATTAGCAATGTACTCTACATATTGATGTAAAAGTTTTTCATTCAAACCAATAATACTTCCGTCTTTAAACAAGTAGTTCGCCCATGCCTTTTCTTCTTCTACACACTCTTTCCACATATCGTAAACTTCTTGCTCACACTCTTTAGCAATAGATACCATCTCTGGATCGTCATCGCCTTTCATCCAATTCTTAATTACATGAGATGTAAGAGCAAGGTGTTGACTTTCATCTCTAGCAATAAGACTGATAATCTTAGCAGAGCCTTCCATCATCTTAAGTTCACCAAACGCAAATGTACAAGCGAAAGAAACATAAAAACGAAGTCCTTCTAGAATATTTACATTCATCATAGCAAGGAACAGTTTCTTTTTGACTTCGCGCATTGAGCCTTTCTTAGCATACTTAAATGCTTCAGCAGCCTCAACAAACGCATCGTAGTTTTTAGTAACACTAACAGCACGATCAAGAATTTTCTCATCGTCTAAGATAGTGTCAAACACTTCACTTGGGTCTGGATACACGTTTTTCATAATGTGTGTGTACGAACGTGAGTGAATAGTTTCAAAGAAGTCCCAAGTAACAATACACCCTTCTAGTTCTGGAATAGAACAATAAGGTAAGAACGCAAGTACAGGGCCACGACCTTGTACTGAGTCTAACAGTGTTTGATACTTTAGGTTAGCAGTAAAAATATGTTTTTGCTCAGGACGAAAGTTTTGATAGTCTGCTCTATCTTTCTGTAGACTTACTTCTTCAGGTCTCCAAAAGTATCCAAGCATGGTTTGATTAAGTTTATCAAACACTGGAAACTTAAACACATCATAACGCTGAGTGTTCTGGTCTGCTCCAAAGAACATATTCTGTTTAGTGAAATCTACTTTATCCTTATTAAAAACTGTTTTTGCCATTTTTCAATCCTTTTATATGTTTAGCATTTTTAAATCGCACACGCATCACAAGTGGCTTCGTCAATTTCACTGTCGCTGTTGTGTCCGATTGGGTTTGAGCTTTCTTCTTCCATCTCAACAGAATCATCTGTTTTGTAATCGTAAGTGTTTTGATAGTAAGAAGTTTTCCAACCATACTTGTATGTGTTTAGCAAGTCTTGTAGCATAACACTCATAGGAACTTCGTTGTTTTCGTAGTGGGTTGGGTTATATGACCAGTTGCCACTAATGGCTTGGTCAAAGAACTTTTGCATTACTGCTACTACATTAATGTATCCTTCGTTTGAAGGCATATCCCAAAGTAGTGTGTAGTGATTCTTTAGCGTTTGATACTGTGGAACAATCTGCTTAAGAGGCCCTTTCTTTGACTTCTTAACGGACAAGTAGCCTCTAGGCGGTTCAATTCCGTTTGTTGCGTTCGACACAACGGAACTGCTCTCTGAAGGCATCTGTGCGGACAATGTTGAGTGCCGTAAGCCGTATTCGGTAATGTCTTTCCTAAGACTATCCCAATCATAGTTTAGTTTGTTCTCCACAATAGTGTCTACATCCTTCTTGTAAGTATCAATAGGAAGAATGCCATCACTGTATTTAGTGCGGTCAAAGTACTCGCAAGCACCACGCTCTTTAGCAAGATTGTTTGACGCTTTTAGCAAATAGTATTGGAATGCTTCTGTTAGATCGTGTACAAGTTTCCATGCTTGCGGGTCGCTGTACTGTACGTGTTGTCTTGCTAAGAAGTGTGCCAACCCAATATAGCCTACGCCAAGTGAACGTCTTGCTTTGGTAGACTTTTCAGCAGCCTTAATTGGGTAACGCTGATAGTCAATAATTTCTTCTAGTGCTCTTACTGCTAGATCACATAGTTCTTCTAAGTCATCTAGTTCTTTAATTACACCTACGTTAATAGCACTTAGGATACATAAAGCAATTTCACCTTCTGAATCATCGATGTGGTTTAGTGGTTTAGTAGGCAGTGTAATTTCTTGACACAAGTTACTCATATAAACAGGGTCTTTAAATGAACTGTGTGTGTTTGCG